CTTGGTGTCTGTTGCAGCTTTAATTAAATTTCTCGCATCCTGATCATTAAGAGCTCCATCGCAATCGTCAAAAAGTAAAATTCCATTTTTGTTTTTAAACAGCGCTTTGTAAATACCGATTGGTGATGCAGTACCTGTGATTTTAAAGTATCCATTACCATCTGTTTTACCGGCGGCATGTAAGACTTCCTCAACACCATGTGTTTTACCAACACCACCTCGGCCCGCCAAAAACATACTATATGCTGCACCACTAAGTAGCAATTTGATAACGGCGCGCATATCTTTTAGTTGTTCTTCAAAAACCAATCGGTCGCCGTCTTTATCAAGTTTCTTATCAGTCGCACTTGGAAGAATAGTCTCTGCCGTAGGACCTTTACTGACAACAACCTTAACACCTCCAGCACTGCCCATTAGTGAGTCGATGTCGATATCTTTATTGGATCCACGAAAAACTAATCCGCCGCGAGCATCACTGGATTGAAACATCTCTGGGTATTGTTTCCTCAACTGATAAACAATTTTATTGGCAATAGTCTCGCCAAATATTTTTCGCATATCAGCCACTTTTGTACCGTCATCAAGACTAGCAATATATTTCTCTACTACATCACGATTTACATTTAAACTAGCCTCGGTTAAAACATTAACAATAGATTCGTTTAAATTTTGTGCAAAGTCCTCAAAGACATATTCTGTTCCAACTACTGGTTTTTTCATCACATTAATTAAAGCTGGTAATGCTTTAACTAGGGATAGTGATTTACCAAATTGAATATGAATGTCTGATCCACCTGAAGTATTCTTATCATCAAACCAAATATCAGCGGATGAAATGATATTACTTTGTGGACCAGTACCAACCCAGTTTAGGCGAACAGATTTAATACCACCATAGAAATATCGAATGCCAACACCACGCTCATTTGCATTTTTATATTCTTCAACTCCTGGCATTTTTACTGCACTGGAGAATCCATTTTTCTTAAAATAGTTTAGAATTAGTGTGCCGGCTTTAACAAAGTCTTGAGGGCGAATTGCCTCAGTAATTTGTTCTAGTGCCTCTGCAATTGCTGTTTTATATTGTTTGGTGATCATATCTGCTCTTAAAACTAATATTTAATCAATCGATGCTTCTGGAAATATTTTGCAATATAGTTCTTGGATGGACTCTTGATCTGCAGTTAGTTCGTTGAAATTTTGCTTATGGAAAATTTTCGAAACCTTAGCCAAATAATTTTTTGGTAAATCAACATCTTTAGATAAGTCTTCAAATAATTCTTTTAGGAAATCCTTTTCGCCTGCGATTCTTGTATAAGAACAACTTGCTTCAAATAAAGCATCTTTGATTTTCTTTTGTACTACTGGGTCATTTGGTACATTGATTTGTTTGGTATTAATGATTGACATGTGATTTCCTTTATATTTATATGAAAAATGGCTAACTCACCTGTAACATTAAATAAGAAGTTAGTTAGGGAGTGCAATCCCTAACAACAAGGTACAGATACCCTCGCTGTCCTTCTCATTTTTATATTTAACAGAGAATTATATGAACGAATTTAAAAAATTTTATGTATACGCATACATAAGAAGCAAAACATCAAAAACTGGATTATTTGGAACACCCTACTATATCGGTAAAGGGCAAAATAATAGAGCTTATGGTAAACACCCAGGAGTACCGGTACCAAAGAATAAAGAATTTATTATAATTGTTGAAGACAATTTAACAGAACTAGGAGCATTTGCAATAGAGCGCAGACTTATAACTTGGTATGGTAAAAAGTTTGATGGCACAGGCATACTACTGAATATCCAGGATGGTGGAAGTGGCGGAGATTCAATGCGCTATGCAGTTAAAAATAAAGATGGCGAGATAGGAGCTGCAAATAAAAATGATCCTAGATGGTTATCTGGTGAAATAAAATCAATAAACTCTGGGCTCGGTGTATTTAAAAATAAAAAGGGTGAAAGTTTCCAAGTTCCATTAAACTCAGAATTAGTTTTAAACGGAGATTTGGTTGGTATTCAAAGTGGGTTTGCTGTGAAGAAAAATATTAAAACTAATGAATATAAAAATATAGATATAACATCTAAAGAATATACATCAAGTGAATATGTTGGAACAACAAAAGGACTAACTATGGTGTATGATCATAATATTAAAAAGTATATACAGATACCGATTACTGATATAAGATTTACATCCGGAGCACTCAAAGGAGTTGTTTTCGGTAAAGTAAATGTTAGAAATAAAGCAACAGGAAATGTAATTCAGATGGAATGTAATGATGCACGATTGACGAATGGTGAATATGAACACATTCAAAAGAATTCAGTCGCTGTTAGAAACCCACTAACAAATAAAACAACTAGTGTTAGTAAAACAGATGTAAACTTCATTAATGGGAATTTAATAGGAGCTGCCAAGAAATATGTTTTAGCAAAGACACAATCCGGTGAAGTAATTAAAGTATTAGTTAAAACCGACGAAAGACTTAGGACTGGTGAAATAGAATTTATACCAGAACCACCCTATTCATATTTGGTATAACTGGCACTTGCTTCAAATAAAGCATCTTTGATTTTCTTTTGCACTGCTGGATCTGAAGGGATCGTAATTTGTTTTGTATCGATAATTGTCATAATATATTCACTTTCTAATTTATACCGCTTTTAGCAGTTTTATAAAATCTGATGCGGCTTCAGAATCCTCAAAAAACTTAATCTTAAAGTTTTCATCGACAACATCAACAATAACTAACATAATTGAGATTTTAGTAGCACCTGTATTCAGAACAGATGCCTTAACTTGAAATCTACCACCTATAATATTAACCGGAGATGATACCATATAGTCAGATACATTAGTTGGTTTTGGTTTCTTCGCCATAAACTACTTTTTGCCACCAACTGTATATTTGCTAACAAGTGCCCATTCCTTTTTCTCTTTATGGGGAACAATCTTGATTTCTGAGTAAGGAACAACTAAATCGACAGAATTTTCATCTACCAATAAACATAGTTTCCATTGTACAAGAAGTTTGGCAATGGTGTTTCTTCGTCTAAAATCTTCATCACTTAAATTGGCAGTTTTACCATCTAATAGAAATAACTCCAAGAAATGAACGATTCTATATTCACCACGCTTGTGCAAAACGTGACAACTTTGGTATAGTGTCTTTGACTTCTTAGAAGCAACTCCCATTCTGGTTAGAGTTTCCTTTAGTAAAAGGAAATGATCCGGTTTATCTAGTTTTACTAAAACACCAATATCATTAAACTCAATTTTTTTGTTTTCCATCATTAGCCTGCTTTCCACCGCGCAGACTCATTTGTTTCTCAATCACATCGTGCCCTAATAGTTTGTAAACTTCTATAGCACGTTTAATTGAAATATTCATATCAGCTGCAATAAAATTAATAAAATCATCATCAAATATAGAGTTTTCTTTTTTACTCCACATTTTGCTATATTTATTGTTTTTAGGAATGCCAGTCTGATAGAAATAATATTGCATTTTCTTATCTAAGTCAGGATACATATTCATCATCTCTGCAAAGAATACGGTCCTCTCGGAGTTAGACAAGATCCTGTTTATCATAAACGGGGTATATTCTCGTTGAGATACCTCTTCATGAGTCCACAAATCTTCTTTAGTTTGCGTCAGCGCTTTCGAAAAGTCAAATGGTGAAGCCACAATATTACTTCAATTGACATGATTGCATAAATGACACAAGAAATGCAGTCTGATTTATTTCCTGGTCAACGGAGTGACTAGCTTTAAACCCATAGTCCGCAGCTAATAAAATCATCTGCGGAACTGAAGTTGGTACCAATAACGGAGACATTTTATCATAAAACATTCGATAGAACTGACTCGCGTCCATACTATTATTGGCAATCCACTGCCGACATTTAGCAAAGTTTTTTTCTTTAATAAACCCAGCCAAGTCGTCGAATCCAGTTTGATCGATTAATGCTAAAATACCAGAATCAATAGTGCCGCTTGAAGAATATCGTTGCAATTCTACAAGAGTACGACGGAAGTCTGGAAAGTTTCTAGTAATAAGACCCGCAACAGATTTCTTGTCATATACAACCTTTTCTGTATCCAGGATCATACAAACACGTTTTAGCATTTGCATAGCAGCAGGCTGCTTTTCTTCCTTGGTAAACTTGAATTCTACACACGTTAATCTAGACTTTAGAGGATCGATAATTCGATTAGGATAGTTACACGTCAAGATGAAAATTGCATTAGAAGAGAACTCATCCATAAATCCACGGAGTGCGGGTTGAACTTTCTCTGCTGACAAATAATCAGATTCATCTAAAACAACAATTTTTTTACTATCGGTAAATGATACAGTTGAAACAAACTGTGTAATCTTTGTTCGCAGCAAGTCAATATTGCCATCTAAACTTGCGTTGACAAACAATACATCAGCTTGCAATTCATTTGCGATAGCATACGCAGCCGTAGTTTTGCCAATACCAGCGCCGCCAGAAAAGAGAAAGTTTGTTACTTTACCAGAAGCAATTTGCTCCTTTAGCATCTTTTTTACAGGATCGGGTAAAATACACTCATCAGTTTTCTTAGGG